GCCTCGGCCGCGGCGTCCGCTGGGTTCTTGGGAATGCCAAGCGACTGAAGCAGTTTGTCTTTTGCCTCCTTGAGACCCTTGGCGAGTTCGTCCGGAGTCAGCGCTTCAGCGTTCTCCCTGATTCGGGCGACGGCGTCTTCGAACTCTTGCGAAGGAGACTTGGAAATGCCGAGCGACTGAAGCAGTGCGTCTTTCTGCTTCTTCGTTGCCTTGGTGTACTCATCCTGACTGATGACACCGTCTTGCAGAGCCTTGTCGAGCCTTGCGCGACTCTCGGCCAGTTTGCTTGCCCCGCTCTGCTCGACGCCAAGGCTCTCCTTGACGGCGATCACGTTCTTTTTCATCGCCTCCTGATATTCAACAAACTGCTCAGGAGAAAGTGTCTTCGAAATCTCCTCGATCGACAGGCCCGCGACTCCGAAGATGTCAGCGATGTTGTCCGCTCCGGCCTTCAACTGCTGGGAAGCGGTGGCGTCAAGGCCGACTGCCTTGCGTCGCTCGATGTCGAGTTTATTCCTCTCCGCAGACTGCCTTGCATCTCCGGCTTCCCGGGAGCCCTCGGCGGACATGAACGCATTTCGGCCGAACTGATCCTGAGCCGACGCCTCTGCGAACATCTGTTCTTTGTCACGCAGCGACGCGCCGGCGGACTTTCCGAAAGCCCCCTCGACCATCTGCTTCTGAGCCATGACGGTCGCGAGGGACTTCTCCTGCTCCGTGAGAGACTTGTTGTCCTGAATCTGCTTCAGTTCCTTCTTGAACTTCTCAACGGGCGACAGGAACGCGTCTTCGAGCGCCTTTCGGATGTCGCTCGCGAAAGACACGTCAGCGTCGACCTTCTTCATGTTCCGTTCGAACTTTGTCTTCGCTGCGTCTTTCTGGTTCTGAGCGGCCTCAAGTGCCGACTGCCCGCTTCCAAACTCGCCCCTCTGAAGCCTCGCTTCGATGTCTTTCAACTCATCGGCGTAAGCCTGCGAGAACTCGGCCGCCTGCTGCTTGATGGCATCAGACGACGGAAAGAACCTGCTCGTCGTGAGGTCGCTTCCGAGATCTTGGCCCTTGTAGATGTCGACAGCCGCCTGCACAGCGCCGCGGATGGCTTCCCGCGTGTCGTCCGCTGACTTCTGGAGCGCCTCAGGCGACAGCACATCGGCGAGATTGAGATTCTCCTGAATCCTGTTGCGAATGTCCCGCGACTTTCTTTCGAAGGCTTCGAGTTGAGTCTCTGATCTCTTGACGCCGTTTTCATCAACAACGATGCCGACGTCGACCTTCCCGTCGGCGAACTGCTGCTGGAGTTTGTCGAAGTCAGCCCTCGCCGCGAGGAACGCCTTGCTGCCGGCTTCCCCGAACCTTGTCGCCTCCATGGAGAGGCTGATCATCTCTTCCCTCGCGCCGGTGAGCATCGTCGACAGTTGGTCGACGTCCTCGTTGGGCATTTCAATGTTGGCCGTGCTCGCGCCGACCATGTCGGCCGCAGAGATGGCGGCATCGAACTGAGCCTGCTGGTTCGCCTTCCGGGAGGCAACCACATCGGCGACGCTCGAAGTCGACGCGTTGATCTTCTCTGGCATCTCGATGCCATTCACCGACATGATGATGTTCTTGATGATTCCGCTAAAGAACCCGGCGATCGAGTTGAACAGGCTCATGAAGGCGTTCTGAATGGCGAGCGTTACCGCGATCGCAGCCTCGGCGAGCCCGTCCCACGTGAATAGGCGGCCGATGTTGTTTCCGAAGTCAGAAAACCATTCGTAGAGAGTCGAGAAGTTCTGGATGACGGCAATGATCGCAACGACAATCGCCGCAAGTCCAAGCGTTCCGATGATCCATGCAGCCGCCATCGCATAGCCGGTCACAGTTGCGGACACGGCCATGGCGGAGTTTCCGGTGATCACTCCAGCAACAGTGGCCACAAAGGGAGTCAGCAGGCTCGAGAGCGAAGACACGCCAGCCGCGATCATGCTCGCGACCCACCTCGTTGCGAAAAGAGTGACGTCGAACGTGAGCAACTTGAGCAACTTGATGACGCCGGTGAATACTGATGCGGCATTGATCTTCAGTAGCCCTGCTGCGAACTTCGTGAACGCAGCGCTCGCCGAGACGCCAAACGTCTGCATCACCGCAGACGCAACGCCGCCTCCGAGAATGACATACGCGAAGGACTGAGCGGCGAACGCCAACTTGTCCATCCAGTCCGCCGACTCTTCGAGTGCAGGGCTCATCTCAGACGCGAAAGCGGAGGCGACCTTCTGGGCATAGTCGATCGCTGTTTCGAGGTAGCCGAGCACTCCCTCGATTACGTCGCCGATGGCGACCCACGCTGGGCCGATCGCCGCGGCGTCGAGCATGGCTGCGACAAAAGTCGTTACAACTCCGACCGCGCGAAGCAAGATGTTGATCACGCGACCGGTCAACTCAAAGACGACCTGTAGCGGCTGCGTGGCCTGTGCCATAACGGTCCTGAGAGGCCCGATCGCGGCAACGAGCCCGCCTTGGATCTCGGCGAGGAGATTATTGAATCCTGTTTGCAGCGGAGCGAAGGCGACGAGCATCGCGCCGGACAGGTTTGCGGACGCCTGTTTGAGTCGGTCGAACGAGGCGTCGACGCCTTCAAACATCGTGAAGTCCGTGTCGCCCATCGCTGTCCCGAGCCGGCCAGCGTCAGACGCCGCTTCTTTCAGTCCCTTGAGAGCAGGCAGGATGTTGGTGGCCTGCTTGCCGAACAGGTCGAAGGCGATCGCGGCACGATCGCCGGCGTCTTCGACCTCAAGCAACTTGCCAGACACAAGAGCAAACACTTCCTGCGGCTTCTTGTTCCTGAGGTCGCTGATCGAGATGCCCAGCCTGTCGAATGCGAACTTCGCCTCCTGAACGGTGTCGACGTTGAGTTGGCCGATCTTCACCTTGCTGACATTGGTGTAGAAGACCTGAGAAGCCTTGGCGAGTTGCCCCATGCTGACGCCGGCGCTGTCGGCAGCGAACGCAAGAACCTGCATCTGCTGCGTTGTCTGGCCGAATCTGTCGGCCATGTTTCGGATGGACTCGGCCTCGGCGCCGATCCTAGAGAGCGAGTCCGAGTACCTCCCGGAAGCGACAGACGCCACGCCGAAGAGCAGCGAAATCGACTGAAGGTTGTTGGCGACGGCCGTGAACGCCTGATTGGCGATCCCAGACAATCCGGTCAGCACCCCCGACAAGAATGTCACGGACGGCGAAGTCGCCGACAGCGACGACGACAGCGACGCCGACATGATGGAGAACGCCGCGGCTGCGGCTGCTCCGGCCGCGGTAGTGCTTACAATCTTGGCAATCAACGAACCCCAGTCGGCGGTGAAGGCGCGAGCCTCCTCGGACAGTCCGGAGGTCGCAATGCGAATCAGGCCAAGAACGCCCTGAAAGACTACCGCACGAACAGCAGCGAACGCGAAGGCGGCTGCGAGGGATGCAGCGACGGCTGCCGATGCTGCGAGACTCCCGCTAAGCGCGGCAAACACTGTCCCAGTGCCGCCGACATAGTAAAGAAATACCTCAAACTCCCCTGCGATCGCCTCTGTCAGATCGCTGGCCAAGCCGTAAGCGTCGGTCAGCCTGCCAACACTCACAACCAATCCGTCAACTGAAGCCCGGGTTCCGTCGAGCACTGCCGCGGTCCCGTTCGCGGCAGAGCCAATTGCCCTGAAAGCATCGGAAGCCTTGGTCCCCATGTCGGAGAACCTTTCGCCCAGCCCCTTGGCCTGCTCGCGGACCGCGAGGTTCACTTGATCCCACGCGGAACTGCTGGCCGCAAGTTTCTTGACTAGATCGTCAGCGTCCCCTGACACCTTGACCTTGGCGTCGCTCTTCTCTGCCTTGCCCTTCAGGTCGTCAATGTCTTTTGACGCCTTCGTGAGTTCCTTCGTGTCCGCCGCCGCCTTGACGGTGATTGTCTTGCTGGCGGCAGAGTCGAGTTTCTCAGAGATCTCTTCAATAGACTCTGAGAGGTCGTCGAACAGGTCGAGCGCGTCCTCGACGCCCGATTGAAGTTCTTCGAGGTTCGCCTTGAAGGCTACGGTGATGCTGCCGATAGTGGCCACTTGCAACTACCCCTGACGAGAGTTCGCTGCGAGTTTCCAGAGTTCGCCAAGCATCTCCTCCTTGGTCTGCTGACGCTTGCGATGGCTGGGCATGAGCATCTCTTCCTCCAGACGCTTGCAGCCCCACGCCGTGCATAGAGCCGTGGCGAGACGAGCGGACTGTCTCCACTCGTCTCCCCACGGTTCAATAGACCAAAAGGCTTCCCACTCGGCGAGTTCCGCCGCGTCGACCGTTTCGAGGAGTTCTCGATGGGACCGCCCCAACGCCAGCGCGAGCCGAAACTCGAACAGCCGTCGTGGGCGGTCTAGGAGTTTTTTGCGAGATCGTCGACGTCTTCCTTGCTGAAGCGGTTCAACTTCATGCACTCGGAGAACAGACGATCGAGCACGGCAGCCGACTTCTCGCCAAGTTGCGGAATCTCAGTCTCGGTGAAGAGCCTCTGCCCCTGTTCGTCGCACAAACACTTCGCGACGAGTTTCGCACGAACCATGTCGACGGACTTGTTGCCGTTCACGAACTCGGACTCGAACCGATCCCGCTCGGTTCCGGTCATGACGCGGAGTTTGACCGCGCCGCCCCATTCGGGGACGTCGAAGTCGACCATCTTCTTGTCGTCAGCCGCGAGAATCGCTGCCTTATTGAGCGCCATCTATCTTCCTCTTCCTCTACCCCACCGGCTAAGTGTGCTGTCCCGAGATGCGGAAAGTCGCCGAGCCCTGAACCATCTCTCCGACTGACAACCCAAGGCTCATCTGCGTCAGAATCGCGGTTCGGTCAAGGATCTGAAAACCAACCGTTGCTGTTTCGTCGATGTTCTTTGGCAGTTTGATGGTGAGGAGCCGCTTGCTGCCGACAACGTCAAAGAAGTTCGTGGCCGTGATTTCAGCGCCGGCAAGGAACTCCATCTGCACGTCTGTGCCGTACCTCGCCGAGATGCCTGTGTCGTAGTCCGGAACCACTAACTTGTGACGACTGTTCGCCGGGTCGCTGATCACCTCAGACGACATCGACGTTATGTCAATCTCTCCGCCAGACTGCGCGTTTACTTGAAGGGCGGTGACATGAAGCGTCACCGTCCCCCAAGTAAACGTGCCGCCGTGGGGGGTTACGAAAGAAGGCAAGCCAACTAACTCTGAGAAATACGGAACGTGGCGGACCCCTTGATGAGTTCGCCAGACGCCGCCTGCAACTGCGACGAGGTGCAGAGGGCGATGGTCGGGAGCGAACTGATCAGGGCCGAGTTAGACCCCGAGCCGTCCACTGCCCAGTAGATCTGGCCGGTGGCGGTCATCTGCGGGAACTCAAGTCCGTAGAACTCGACGGACAGTTCGTCACCATCCCGGAGCGGAGCAGTACGGTACGACCGGAACTCGCCGTGCTTGGTGTTGAGGCCCGACACGTCGACTTCGGACACCTTCTTGCTGAACGACACCGAGGTCAGCGTGAAAGTCTTGCCGCTGAACGCGAACGACAGGCCCTGTGCGGACTCGTAAGGCATTTTTACGTCCCTCCTTGGACGCTCTCAATGAACCGGACTTCGTAAACCTGATCAACCCTGTACAGAGGCTTTGCTTGACCCTCAGCCGGCCGCTCCATGTTGTCGGCTTCGGAGACAAGCGACACTCCCATGATTGTCACACCGTGGGAAGTGCCCGTAAAGTTGTCGACGGAGTTGCGGACCGAGTTGGCAATGTCCTTGGCTTCGCTGTACGTTTCCGCGACGATCGACACAGAAAAGGTGGCGATTGGCCTCCCGATGTTGCCGAGAGTCATGTTCCTCTCCCGGCGAGTTCCGGTCCTCCGGTAGACGACCAGCGGAAACGGCGCGTTGTGAGTCGCGAGAACAGGGTGAATCCCCGCGGTCGTCGCGAGGTCGAGCCGCTCTCGGAGCCACTTCTCAGGAAACGACATCCGGAAGGCTCCTTTCCAGCACGCTAACAGCCTCGTCGGCGTATGCGTCCAAGGTCTCTTCCAGCACCGACTCCAAGTCTTCGGCCTGAATCCAACGCCTCAAAACCGAACTGCCCTTGGTGCGAGGCCTGCGGACGCTGTCCAGTTTCTCGTCGCCGGCAGTCTGGACGCCTTCCTCGTAGCCAACAACAACTTCGTCGCCTTCCGCTGCCAACTCGTACATCACCGAGTCTTTCAGGCGGCCACTGAAGCCCTTCGGGGTAGCCGCCCTGAGCCTTGCCGAGAACTCTTGGCCGATCTCCTCGAACGCAGACGAAGTATCAACCGATGCCGGGAAGGCACGCACAGACGAGACGACATCGTCGAGGCCTTCGAGAACGATGCTCTTCATGACACCTGCTCTTTGCAGACGATCCGCTGAGACTCACGATTGCCCTGCTCGGTGATCGAGATGATGTCGAGAGTCCGCGTCGGAAACCGGCTCACCCACAGAAAACGCATCGACGTCTTGAGTTCGGGGAGGTAGCGGAACTCAACTTCGTGCGTGGCTACGGTGTAGGGCTCCTGCGCGGACATGACCTCGTCCGTTCGGAGGTTGCGGATCGACGCGCGTCGGGTCGTGAGTTGCGTCCAAGAGATGGTCGACTCGCCGTAGGCGTTCGTCGTCTCGATCGGAGACTGAATGACGACAGACTCTCTCAGGTCGCCAGCGCGGAGGCTCACCGGTACTGCCCCCAGTTGATGCTTCCCAGAAGAATCTCGACCGATTGCGGCAGCGGGTTCATAGCCCCCTGAACGACCGACTCTCTGTTGGCATACCAGTGCGCCGAGAGCATGAGGCAGCAGTGCCTCGCAGTGGCCGGGCACTTGGCCGGGTCGTCGCCGTAGCCGGCCCAGAACGTGACGGTGACGTCGTTCTCGGCTCCGCGGCACGTCGGCCACGATCCATTCCACTGCGGACGAATCACGGCAGGGGTTGCGTCTCTGTCCTCGCGGAAGTTCGTAAACGAGACTGGCGAGTAGATCCCATCCGACGGGACGTACGTCACTGCAATTGCGCCGGTGGCGATCGGCGGCCGCGGCAACTCGATGTCCCAAGACGGGAACGCATCGAGTTTCATCTGCCACTGGCATCGGACCAGAGTCCGGTCTGAAACAGTCTCGACGTGCTGCCTCGCAGCAGTGATCAGAGACTGCAAATACAGATCGTCCGCAGTGAAGGCCTCGTCAATCCGCAGGTGCGACTTGAGTTGGCCAACAGAGACAGGCTCCAGAACGGGCTCCGTGATCCTGCGGAGTGATCTGTACCGAAGGTTGCCTCGCTGGACGATCTGAAAGTACTTCACGCCTTCCTCGCCGGAGAGGGCTTTCGAATCGCCTTCTCGGCCGACCCCTGAACCGTGTCTTCCGATCTCTCTACAGGCAGAGACCGGGAGTCAGTGAAAGGCTCAGCGATTCCGCTGTGGATCCAGTTCCTCGCGGTCGGATCGAAGACTTCTGCGACTTCGCCGGCCTTGTGAAAACTCCAGTCCTTGAGGAGACGAACCTTCACTTGGCCGCTCCTTCCGTTGAGCGAACGGCGTGCTCTGGCGAGCCCCACGCCTCCGGTGGCCTCCGCCCGCCGCTTGTCCAGTAGTGGTTCGGGTACTGATGGATCGCCTTGAGCCTCTGATCGGGCCAAGTGATGACAAGTTCCGCGTGCCCGATCGAGACTTGAGGGCAGACGGCAAGAGTGTTGCCGCATTCCTTGAAGCGATGCCAGAAAAATATGTCGGGGTCGGTTCTGCCGTCCCCCCAGTCTCCGTTCTCTCCGGTGACTCCGAGGAACCACGGCTTCGGCATTCGCCTGAGAGCCGAGCACCGGATGACAGTCAGGCCGAAGTGAGCGGTGTCGGCCGGCTGAGCGGGCTGCTCCCACCACTCGACTGGAAGTTGAATCTCTTCTGTCTTCCCGAACATCCCCTTCGGGGTGAACATCAACTTCTGATCGTCTCGCTTGGTCTGGAGCGGCGCCACCGCATCGTATCCAGACATCATCGCGACCGAGACGAGGCGGGAGACGCAGTCGGGTTCGAAAACGCTGTCGTAATCGACTGTGATCAGGAACGTATTACCGGACTCCTCTTCCGATTGCTCGGTGAGGATCCGAGACATGACCTGATCCCAGAAGGCCCCAGTGCCCTTCGTGATAGGAATGCCGAAGTGCGAGAACGCCGACACGCCGCAAAAGTAGTTATCCATGAAGCCTAATCGCGGGACGCTCATGCAAGCCGCGATCTTGACGTCATGTTCCACGTTGCCAACAACTACGCGCATACCCAGAGCCCCTTTCAAAAAGGCGACGGCTTGGGCATCCTTGCCCGACTAAAACCCTCCGTGGTCGAAGCCGTCCTTGGCCTCACCTGAGTTTTGGTTTCAGCCGCTGACGAAGTTGTCGACGCCGGCGGAGGCCGCCGTGGTCGGCATATCTTCCATCTTCGACAGGCGGGCGACGGTCGCGACGTTGACAGCGTTGCCCGGGGTGGCAACGACAGTCAGGTATCGCTTCTTCCCGCGAAGGTCGACGTTGAAGCGGCACACAGCACCGTTCAGGCCAACGCCAGTCGTGCGGCCGGCGACGGCCGTCACGGTGAAGCCGCTCACGTCCGTCTGACCAGAGCCGCTGGCGTCGCTCTGCTGCACCTTCAGGACGCTGGCGTACGACGCCGTGGCGGCAGTGAAGTGCGAGAACACCACGTCGATCGAGGCGTAGTCAGCCCCGTACGTGTCGATCTCGTGACTGTGGGTGGCATTGGTCGCGACGCTGGCCGTGATGCGAGCAGACGTCTTGGTACCTTCGATGTGATTCACTTCCGATATCTCCCGGTCAAGTGGTGGTGGTTGGAGTGTCCGTACAAGATCACGAGGCAGCGGTGCGGAGAGCCACGATCGGGCCAGCCTTCACGTTGTCACCGCAATCGCTGGTGACGGCGTCGAAGCGGCTGGTCGCGACAATCAGCGACTGATCCAGTTCCGCGTAGCGGTCCGTGGAGGTCTTGATCGTCAGGCCACGACGAGTGGCGTAGATCGAAGACATCGACAGGTCGCCGTAGAGGAACTTCACGACACCCGGGTCGGCACCGATCGCGCTCGACATGGTGTGGACGAAAACCCCCGGCGAACCGAGCAGCCGCAGTTCGGCCGGGGCGGCAAGGTTCGCGGCCGTGTTCCCGCCGGCGAGGCCGACGTTGTTCACGAGGCCAAGACGCTGCACGCTTGCCGCGAAGACAGCCGGATTCACGTACCACTTCGCCGCACTGCGAGCGAAGAGCGGAAGCCGCCCGGCGACCGCGATCAGGTCGTCGATGTCGAGGGTCAGGGCAGACGTGTTGCCGCTGGCGGCAGTCACGAGACTGGCATTGTGAGTGCCGTCGGTGATCTTCGTG